GCTGTAATTCCTTTTCCTTCATGGTCATAGCCTGCTGCCCGGTTAACTCGGCCCTATTTTTAGGATCATCCAGGAAGTCCTGAATGACCTTATTAATCGCATCGTCCGGTGCAGAGATATACATGCCCTGACCAAATACATAATAGGCCTGCACATTCACCCCGCGTTGGATAAGCGGGTTTTTCAAATACATTATCCTGGCCAGCCGATTGATCAGTTTCAAACCTTCCCGCGAGAATTCAAGCGAAGACTGGCCAGCCATGCGCATCCAGCCACGGTCTTCCATTGTCAGTTCGAGCTCAGCCAGCCTTTCCAGCAAGACCTCGTTTTTGAATTGGGCAGTTTCAGCCAAACCTTTAAGGCTGCTCACTTCTTTTTGCAAGAGAGCGGTCGGATCTTGATTTTGAAGCTCTTTTATTTTTCGTTCTGCGGTCAATTTTCTGGGCATACAAAATCCTTTTAATAAGGGCTTATTTCAACCCGATCATCAATAACCAAAGTTCCTACAGGAGGTCCATTCAATACATTTGCCAGAACCACTGATAACTTAACTCCGCGGGCAATGGTATCCACCTGGTCATCATGCGCCCCATCCGGGAACTCAATAAATTCATTTACCGCTTCTTCGTTCCAGTCCCCACGCACGAAAAATAGTTTTCCAACTGAAGCCCGGGCCTGTAAAACCCTGGCATCACTTTCTTTATCGTCGCTGGCGATGATTGGGAAAATCGGGATCCCGATTAATTCAGGATCGTTGATCAATTCCAGGAAGGCCAGTTCCTGGAAGAGGTTGCTTTCCACGCCCCAGATCGTACCCTTTTCGAAGAGCATCACTTCTTTGATGACCTTCAAGAAATTGGCATACTGCCGGATGCGGATCATATCCCGCGCGTAAATGTTGGCAACCCCATCCACAGCCACTGCCGCGCAGGTATTTAAATCCGAGCGCTTGCTTTTTCCCAGCGCTAGGTCAATATAACGGTACCAGCGCAACCCTTCCGGGGCTTCATCAACGATCTTGATCCCGCCCCGCCCGAAAAATTCGCCCATCTCCGGCCTTGGCTGCTGCATATAGGTCGCAAACCAGACCATGCTTTCACCTTTGGCCTCCAGGCGGATGCGGGTCGTTTCCAGGTGATCATCTGGAAATAATTGTGGGCAGAAGCTTTGTTTGCTTCCCGCTTCCCTTTCCAGCGGGTCTGCCATCGGCTTATAAACCCCGTCCTTCATCGCTTCTTTCTGCAATCCCTCATCCAATGCATATTCATGCGCTTCCAGTGGGTAAGCCGGGATGCTTACAATGCGCCATTGCAGGGATTTCGCATCGGTCACCATCAGGCGTTCCTGTTCCCCAATCAGGTCATCCCGATCCCAGCGGGTGTGGACCAGAACTATCGCCGTCCCTTTTTTACGCCGGGACATGACCACGTTATCGAACCATTTTGATACCTTTTTGCGGATCTCGGGATTTTTCGCTTCCTGTTGATTTTTATAGGGATCATCCACGATCACGAGTTCGAAAGAGCGCCCCACACCGCCACCGCCCACGCCCACGGCGGTCACGCTACCCTTATAGCCTTCGATCCTCCAGTAGGATTTGGAACTGGTATCCACATCGATCTCAACCGTGTGCGCGCTGTATGCCCGTTCCCCAAAAAGCGCCTGGTAGCGCTCGGATTTAACAATATCCTGGGTGTCTTCAGAATGGAGCTTGCTCAGATCTGCGCCGTAGGTTGCAATCAGCGAGCGGGTATCCGGCGCCTTACCCAGCATCCAGGCAATAAATAACTTAATCGCCATCGTGGTCTTACCGGCTTGCGGCGGCATTTCGATGATCAACGCACCGGTCCCACTTTCACCTTTACTGTCAATATAATCCCGCACCTTTTGCAGCTCGTCACATACCAGTCGGTGGGCAGGGTAAGCTTTCCAGTCCAGCAGCGTATATTCGCCAAAGTCTGCCAGGTAATCGCGAGCTAAATCGCGCCAGGCAAACTCGGATTCTTCCTTCTCTGCTGTGACTACAAACTTATCTTTACCCATAAATCCTTATTCCTCGTCGCCAGAATCAACTTGCTTCAGCTGCCCACCATGGACAAAAGCCCACGCTAAAAATGCACCTACTAGCCATGCTCCAATAAACCAGGTCATTTCACGTCTCCCTTCACGGCGTCCCGCACTATCGCCGCTTTGCGCCGCCGTTCCTGTTCGTTCAACCGGCTCAGGTCGCCTTCATCATCGATATCCGTTTCCACCCGAATATCTGATGCCGGTCTATATTTCCCGGTCATCTCCAGGTAAACCTTGCGGTCCTGGTTGTTTCTATAGGATGAATTCGCAGCACTCTCGGCCAGGGCACTCAAAACGTCGCCCATATGGGCCAATAATGGATCCGCGCCAAACTCACGGATTACCCGTTCAATTTGGGGGTATTTCTGCCGCCAGGTTGCGATTACTCGGGATGAGTTCAGCCCCAGAAATTTGGTTGCGAGCTCTTCCTGGGTTGCAGGCATGCGGTGTTTGCGCGGTACGGTCGACCATGCAATAAACGCCGCTACCCGCCAGGGCCAATTATGCTTTACCAGGTATTCATAACGCGCATACCAATCATAGGTATCTTTGGAGACCATCTGGGTCTTTCCATCCGGGCTGGTTGGGCTGCCAGCCAAATCATTGACCAGCAGGCGGTAATATTTGTCTTCCAAATCTCGCCGGGCCTGGTCTGATCTGGACTTCGCCTCTTCCCACGATATTGCGCTGCCCATCTCGGATGGGACCAATTCTTCCAGGAAAACGAACGCGAGCTGCCCGTCGTGTTCCGCTGTTTCGGTTTCAACAACTTCGCCCGCCATCTTCTCAATTAATATTTCGTTCTCTTCGCGTTCGTCCATAAACTATTTACCTTTTTACGGCCTTACCAACGTTACCGCATGGATCAAAATCGCCCAGATCAGCGCCGCCACGCTTACGCCTAAAAAACCACCCACCCAGATCATTGCCCGGATTGCCGGAGCCAGTTTCTCCATCTCACCAATCCGTCCATCATGATCCTCGACGCATCTCTCCATGTTTTGCAAACGCACATCCTGAATTCCCGTTTGTCGTGCGTTGCTCGTCTCCAGATTTCGCACCCGTGTTTCAATGCCAGCAAGAATGTCTTCCATGCGTTTAAATCCATCCCGTACCAACCCCTCAATTCGTTCAATTCGTTCATTATTTATATTCGGTGGCATGATGCGCTCAGGCTGTTTTTGTTTGGTTTGGCGCTGATAAGGCATTTAGCTGCGGACCTTCCCGCACCCCGATGCTCACCACATATCCTGCGATTGTCACTGCCATCCCAATTAACACATCCGGTGTCAGATAACTTGGTAACACCAGGTGAAACGCATTCAAAACTATAACCAGTAAACCAATAACCGTTGCCCAGAACTTTCCATCCTTCAACATCCCGCTCCAGCGTGTCAGTGGATCGCCGGGACCAAACGCCACACCCGCAATATAACCGCCCAGTACCACGCATATTCCAATCAGATCCTCGCTCGGTAATGGGAAAACCTTCCCGAAGGATGTCAATAACAAAATCACGATGCCGATCATGGCTGCCCAGAATTTGCGGCTGGAAAGCAAATCTGCCCAGGTGCTGCCTGCCGGGTTGATCGCCACTGCCACTACGTAAGTGGCCACAATCACCACCAGACTGGCCAGTTGCTCCCCGTCCAATTTAAAAGCGGGAACATAGACCGTTACCACCATTAGAATTAACGCGATGATCACCGCCCAAAATTTACGACTGGTTAATAAATCACTCATCTCACACCTCATCCTTTCGTTTTATTATTCTTCCCTCCGGGACGCGGCTTTGTCACCGCGCCCCATCTCAAGGAGGAGAAAATATGAAGGGGGCTAAACGCCCCGAATCACACAATAAAAAAAGCACCGGCGACTTTTCAGCCACCGGTGCTCATCTCCAGTTTTTGGTCCCTCACTCTCCAGGACCTGCAATGTCTATATTCAACCGTTGAAATTCAACACTTGAATATACTTTATTATACAAAATTCCGCATCCTTTGTCAATCACCATTCTTTAACATTCGTCTAACTATCTATCATTAATAAAAAAAACAACCCCATCAATCTGGGACTGTCATTGTTTTCAATCTTAATTTCCCTTAGTTCTATCGTTCTCTTCTATTAATTTAACAATTTTCTGCCATCTCTCATAGGCCAGTTGTCTGGTCGTAACCATATGCAAATATTCCCAGCGTCTCCTGGAATTCATCTTCCTCCACCGGCTGCAAAAAACCCAGGATCTCCACTTCTTATCCATATCTTTCTCCATTCCTATAATTATATTCCGTTTGCCTTTCTCAGTCTCTCTACCTCCATCAATACCACTGCCATCCGTTCCGACATAATTCGCCTGATCACCTCATCGCTCATTAACCACCGTCGCTGCGCTCCGCAGATCGAACATTCCACTACTGCATCCCCCGCGACCTCTATATTGATAAACGGCTGCCTATGTCCGCTGCTTATCCATGCCAGCGCCTTCTCCATCGTCAAAGCCCTGGAATATACCAGCAGCCGCACCTCTCCATATTTATTCCGGGTCACCTGTCCCAAAACGTGCTTATTTTTACATTTCCACAAAGTCCATTCGTCGCTCATTCCGGCTCCTCTATAAAATTAATCTCCAATCACAACATACCCCTTCGGAACCCACTCCGCTTCTTTTAACTCCACCATCTGCCCGGCCTGCGGACCCGTAAGATCTACACAGGGTGTAGCCCCCTTGGGCAGCTTCTGCACCCAGGCCTGCGTTGGCTTCCTCCCCAGCCGCATCTCAAACAACCCCGCCGCCAGGTCAATCGCCAGGCGCATCGGCACGCATGGCCCGATCCACCAGAAAACCACCTCCTGGACCGGGGGAACATCCGTCTGCCCTGCGCAGCGCGTTAACTTAACCACTTCGCGCGCATTCCAGTACATCCACAGGTGATGAATATCCAGCCCGTCTTCAAAGTACCGGTTGGTCTGCAAACACTCCACCGCCTCAGCCGGAACCGCCGCCTCGATCCAATCTTCCACCACCGGCTCCGACCCCATTTTCACAATGTGCTTTCTGTGCAGCCCATAAACCGTAATGTCATCCAGCACCACCGTCTCACCTGTCCCGCTTTTGGGATCATTCACGGTCACCTCCCTAAATCATCACATCATCGCTTGGTTCGATAGAACTGTTAAGTTTGATCCCGCAACCAGGTTTAGCATATTCGATCTGCATCTCATCTGTCATCAAAACCTGATAAATTAGGTCTATGATTTTTTGACGAAATTTTTTATTCCCAGTGACCTTTATCGTAATTTCATCCACCTTTAGGACTAAATTAGTCATGGTTGCCTTCCTCTTCAATTCTCTTGAATTCGATCACCCATACCCATGGATTAGCATCCCAGCCAAAGCCTCTCTTTGCATTAATCATTTCCCAAAGTTCAGAATATGCTTCTTTTGCTGTTTTTCTGAAATGATCCCACATACCCGAATAAAAAAATGCCTGGTAGCCATTGCGAATTATTCCCTCTGCTA